ATACTGAATGGACGCTGTACTAACATGCCGCATGGCTGAGGTTCCGCTTACCCAGGGGCGCGTTGCGCTGGTGGATGCCGAGGACGCGGAATGGGCGCTCGGCCAATCTTGGTGTGTCACGAACGGCTACCCCGCCCGCGGCACCCAGCGCGGAGGCGTGGGGAAGGTCTGGTACATGCACCGGGAGATTCTCGTGCGCGCTGGCGTGATGACTTACTACTTCGACCCGCGCCTCACGGATCATGTCAACCGTGACCGCTTCGACAATCGGCGCGCGAACCTTCGCGCCGTCACTCCCGCTGAGAACAACGCCAATAGGACGCCGGTCGGCCGGTCGGGGTTTCTCGGCGTGGAGCAACAGAGATCACGCGGCAACTTCATCGACAAGTGGACGTGGTGCGTTCGCCGAGACGGAGTGCGCCATCGCAGATTCGGCTACGCATCTCCTGAAGAAGCCAGCGTTGCTCGCGAGGCCTTCATCGCGGAGCGGTACTGATGATCGAGAAGCCAACCGAAGTGCTGGGACGAACGGTGCTGCTGCGCAAGCACACCGTCGACGTCCGGGTCTGGGGCGACACGTTCGGTGGCCTCTACCACGTTCCGCCCGATGTGATCCGGCCGACACGGGTGCTCGACCTGGGAGCGAACATCGGCCTCACCGCCGCTCACTACCGCCAGATGTGGCCGTACTGCCAGGTCTTCGCCGTCGAGCTCGACCTCGACTCGGCACGGGTCGGCATGAGGAACACCGACGACGAGGTGAGATGGCTGACGCCGGTCGCCGTCGCTGCACAAAGTGGTGAAGTCACCTACGACCGCAACGCCGCCAGCGATGCCTACTCGATCCTCCCCGGCTATCCGGCGACGGCTGCGGTGCCGGCGATGACAATGCTCGAGGTGATCCGCGAGAGCGGCTGGACCTACGTTGACTTCTGCAAGATGGACATCGAGGGCACAGAGTGGGACGTGTTCGAGCAGGTCAGCGAATGGGGCCCCGCCGTCCATAGCCTGCTCGTCGAGGTTCACGGGCCGGGACAGTCGAGCGAGACGCTGCTCGCTCGTGCGATCAGGATGTTGGAAGAGGGCGGCTACAAGGCTGTCCATCACGAGCGACACCCGCAGGCGGTCTGGGCGATCCGATGAGCGATGACCACCTGGGCGGCTTCGTTCCCGGCGGCGACCCGAACACGTACTACCCCAAGCTCTGGGCGTGGCTGGTGGAGAAGCTGCACGTGAAGACGATGTGCGACGTGGGCGCAGGAGACGGCGTCGCCGTCGACTTCTTCGACAAGTTGGACGTGATCTCGATCGGCATCGACGGGGTCTGGACCGGGCACAAGGGGATCATCGTCTGGGACTACACGAAGGGCCCCTTCGACCCGCCGGCGGTAGATTTGATCTGGAGCTGCGAGTTCGTCGAGCACGTCGAGGAGCGCTACGTCGCGAACTTCCTCACAACCTTCGCTCGAGGCGAGGTGGTCGCGATGACGCACGCGACGCCAGGCCAGCCCGGTTACCACCATGTCAACTGCCGGGATGCCGCCTACTGGGTCGCCCAACTGGACTCGATCGGCTACGACTACGACCCCTTCCTGACGGCGGAGGCGCGAACGGTGGCCGCGACCGACGAGGCGCCCCACAACTACTTCGTCCTCAGCGGCCTCCTCTTCCGCAGACGCAAGCCCACATCGACCTAGCGGGGGCGTACTATTCGGCTCTAACCCTGCGAAGGAGGAAACGATGGAGTGGTTCATCTACGAAGGACACCAGGGCACGGAGTGGTACGCGCTCAAGCTCCCCGGCAGTGGTGATGCAGAGGCCTCTCTGATCACGTTCCACCCGGAGACGGGGGCGGCCGTGATCCGGCACAACGTCACCCTGCGCGCCGAGGGTGGAGGCGACACGTACCGGCCCGTTGCATGAACGCGCTCGTTCTCTGCGCGACACCCCGCGTAGGCGCGACGATCTTGCTCGATTGCCTACGTGGGGCGTTGCCGGACGCCAGTGAGTACCCAGACGGCGAGGGAGCGATGCTGGTCCACACCAACCAGCTCCCCGGCATCGAGCTTCCGAGCACTCCGATCTGCATCTACATGCAGCGCGAGGACCGTCTGGCGCAGGCTGTCAGCTGGGCTTATTCCGCCCAGCTCGGCCGCTGGAACTCGTCGCAGAAGAGCTCCGGTCGCGCCACGTACAAGCGCGACGACATCACGGTCGCGCTGGAGGCGATCGAGCGCCACGACCGGGAGTGGAAAGAGTGGTTCGGTGACAGCGGCCAGCCCGTGGTCGTACTGACCTATGAAGAGTGGTCCGACGATCCGGCAGGCAAGGCCGACGAGCTGCTGCGTACCTGGGAGATCTCCGGAGCCGCCCGCCAGTCCGAACTCAAGCCCTTCGGTGAGACGACGAAGAAGAAGTGGCAGGAGATGTACGAGAGCGGCGAATGAGCGTCGCAGCTGTCCTGCTCGTCAAAAACGAAGTCGACATCATCGGGGCGACGCTTGACTGGCTCTCCACGCAGGTCGACGAGATCATCTTCCAGGACAACGCCTCCAACGACGGCACGCGAGAGATCGCGGAGGCCCACGGCGTCACCCTGATCGACGACGACGACCCCGCCTACTACCAGGCGAAGAAGACCACGGCGCTCGGCCAGAGGGCGCGCGGGTCGGGGCACAACTGGGTGCTCCCCTGTGATGCCGACGAGATCTGGCACACGGGCGAGATCAAGCGCCCGATCAGGAGCTACCTGGCGGGTCTGGGCCCGGAGGTCCAGGTCGTACAGGCGGCGATGTACCACCACTTCCCCACTGACGACGACGATCCGGCGGTCGAGAACCCGGTCAAGCGGCTCAAATGGCGGCAGCGGGAGTCAGGCGCTCTGCCGAAGGTCTGCGCCAGAACCGCGCCCGACCTCAAGATCGGCGCTGGCAACCACGACGCGCATTACACGAGCGACAGGTGGGCGCGCTCGGTCAAGGGCGACCTCAGCATCAGGCATTTCTCCTGGCGGACGCCGGAGCAGTACCTCCGCAAGATCCGCATCGGCCAGGCCGCATACGCGGCGACCGAGCTGCCGGAGTCGGTCGGCGAGCACTGGCGCAGCTGGGCGGACAAGCCCGACGAGGCGATCCTCGAGTGGTACGACCGCTGGGCCCTGCACCGCAGTCCGCACGGCAACAGCGAGCTGATTCTCGACCCGGCCCCGGTGCCGGAAGACCTGCTCGAGGACTAGCGGTAGTCGTCGAAGATGCGGCCCGTGCAGCCGAGCGCACGGACGCGGCGGCGGATGAAGGCCCTCACTCTGCCGCGCTTCTCCGGGGCGGCTCTTCCCTGAGCCCGGATCGCGTTCCGCGCGTCGGTGCAGTTGACGATTGGGAAGGAGCCGTCGGGCATCGCCCGCCCCTCCTTCGCCAGCCGCCGACGCTGCGCGGGCGTGAAGTCGCGGAAGAGCTCGACCTCCTGTGTGGAGAGCCACTCCATCAGGTCGGCCTCGGCGTGGATCGTCGCCGGCAGCGTCGAGTCGCCCACGGGCACCCGCCTGCACGTCTCGGCGAGCGCCCCGATCTCTCGCTGCCTCTCCCTGGTGAGCCCGCTCATGTTCACGACTGGGCCTCCTCGAGCAAGACGTCGCGCCGCCGCTGCTCCGCACGGGAGAAGGTCGGAGGCGCGGCCTCGTAGTAGCCGGTCGCGATCAGGCTCTTGACCTCGAGCTCCTCGGAAGCGCTCGCCACCAGCGAGTACTCGTAGCGGGGCACCGGGAAGCCGGGAACGGGCACCGAGAGGGCGGCGATCAACTCGAGCCAGCCGTCGTGACGACGCCAGTCGCCCGAAGGCGGGTTCGCGAGCATGTCGCGCACGCGCTCCGCGGGGCAGTCCGAGCGGACAGCGCCGGAGAGCCAGATGCCGTACTTCCCGTCGATCGCTCGGACGAAGGCACCCACGCAGCCGGTCTTGTCGTAGAACTTGTTCGTGTCGATCGGCCCGAGGTCGATCTGAGCGTGCCCCTTCTGGCCGACAACGATGCGGCCGACGTTGATCTCCTCGCCTTCCTTCGTCTTGAGGCAGCCGACGTGGAAGAGCGAGTAGTCGGTGCGCGACGGCTTCGCCAGCACGCACTCGTTCGCGAAGCCGTGGTGGCACTGGTCCCAGGTCGCGAGGTGGCCATAGATCTGGCCGTCGTCGGTGACCGTCAGCGGCATCTTCCCCTCCGCCTCGGGCGTGAAGAACCATCGCTTGGGCGGCCGCAGCGGAGCGATCCCGGCGGCCGACGCGGTGATCGTCTTCGGCACCAGGCGAACCTCGCCGGCGGAGGCCGTCACGTTCTCCTTCTCATTCACCACGCGCATCCGCGCGTCGGCGAAGGCGGGGAAGGGCACCAGCGTTGCGCCCATGATCTCGCCTTCGATTCCGAGCAGATACTCGCCGGCCATGTACTTCTGGATGTCGATCTCATCGTCGGGGACCTCTTCTCTCGTCTCCGCATCCAGTAGCACTCGGCGCGTCGGCGCGATGTCGATCGAGACGCCACGCAGCACCTCCTCCTCCACGAGCTCGGCGGCCTTCGGCCCCATCTCGGAGTCGGAGAACTCACCCGCGCCCATGATCGCGACCACTCCCTCACCGAGGTCGTCGCGCTCTTCGCGCCAGATCTGCGTCAGCTTGCCGCAGATCTCGGCCCCCTTGTGGCCCTCGTCTGTGACCGTCTGGCACATCAGCGAGAGCGGAAGCTCGCGGTTTTCGATCTTGCCGGGAAGCAGGAGGCGACCGTCGGTCGTCGCGAGCCCCTCGTAGGCGAGCTCGCTCTCCCAAGTCGGCATGTCCGACTCTCCCTCCTGGAGCCTGACGGCCAACGTCTCCGTCACGGTCGTTGTCTTGGTGTCAGTCGCCGACATACGAAGCCTCCTTGGCTCGCTCGAACTGAGTAACGAATCCGCTCGGCAGAGTCGGATGCTCGATCTTGAAGATGGTACGCGCGGCATAGGACTCGACCATCTCTGCGACCGCACTTGCCTGCACCGTCGCGTAGCCCCATTCGCACAGAAGTGAGCGCAGCGTATCCGCGCCGCCCTTGACGAGCTGCTGCGGTGTGAGGGAGAACTTCTGCTCCAGCGTCTCGGGCCCCAGCGCCGATGCCAGGAGTGCGTTCGGCTTGCCGTTCACGTCCGAGAGGCACTCGGGGCAGAGCTTCTCCTTCTGCCTGATCCGGATTCCCGCCAGCTCGCGACAGCGGGCCAGCGCGAGTTCGGCAGCGCCGAGCTCGAGCGCGATCTGCTCCCCTCCTGCGGCCGCCGCGCGGACGACGCGCGTGTCGCGACCGCTGTCTCCCTCTCTTCCCGGCGGGGGCGGCCCGTCGGAAGGATCGCTGTCGGCCTCGGCCTGCTCTTCGCCGATGAGCGCTGGGTTTCGCAGCTTGATCGCGAGCCACTCGTCGTGCTCTTCCTGCGACGGCTCGAACGCCTCTGGGATGTTCTTCAGCTTGCGATAGCCCGCGTTCGAGATCGCTCCACGGTCGTGCGCTGCGTCGGCGTCCTGCGATTGGTCGGGTGGGATCACCACGCGCGACTCGTCGTAACCGACGACCACGTTCTCCCAGCCGGAGTAGTCGGCGGCGCGGAGTGCCGGGCGCAGGTACGCATCGTTGATGTCGCCTGCGAACTGGTCCGCAACAGCCGACCCGTGGGAGCGCCACATGTCGTCGAGGATCTGTTTTGCAGCCCAGTGGTTCGCGCTCGAGAGGCCGGTCAGCACCTCGGGCGGGAAGTCGAGCCCGCGCGCCATGCGGTTGATCGCCTCGGTGCGCAGGTCCCTCTCCATGTAGTCGGTCTGCGGGTCATGAAGGTCGACGCGCCTGATGCTGTCGAGCATCTCGTATGCGCCCCAGACGACCCAGGGTGAGGCTGCCGCCGCGCTGCCGGCGTCCTCCACCTGCGTCTCGAGGTGCTCCAGCATCTCGTCGACGAAGGGGTCGCCCTGCGGATCTTCGTCGCCCGTGTCCTCGGCAGGCAACGGCGCCATCTCGGATGGCATCAGGAGCAGACCGTGGACTGTTCGCGAGACGGCCGTCGCCCGCACAGCGGCGGTGAGGATGACGAGCTCCTCTGCGATCTCGAGCACGCTCCTCATGGGTGAGTCCGCTTCGCCGCTTCGTCTCGGGTGCGGCGACCACATGCGGTAGATGCGCGCCTGATCCGGCTTGTACTCGACCCCGTCGCTTTGCGAGACGGGCATCCAGGTGATGTTCTGGACGGTGCCGTCGTTGTTGGTTTCGACCTTGACCTCGTCGTCCCAGACGAACATCCAGCTCTCGTCGTCGGTGTCGAGGTCGACGCCGAGCAGGTTGCCTGATCCCGTCGAGAACATCAGCCGGCCGTAGTTGCCCAGGATCGGCTTCATGGTCCCGTCCTTGGCCTTGAGCCGGGAGAGAATCTCGACCGGCTCGCCCGAGGTGATCGGGTCGAGCTGGCCGTCCTCCGCCATCGTCGCCGGGAAGATCCGCAGTCCGCGCAGCATCCGCGCGTAGAAACGTGACGAGTACGAGAGCTCCGGGACGATGTCGATGTAGGCCAACGCGCGGCGCTGCCAGTCCATCGCCTTGCGTTTCTCGTAGCCAGTCTCCTTCGCGGAGCGGCTGTACGCTGCCGCGGAAGCGACGAGGCCCGGAGGAACCCGTGGGCGCCTCAGTGGAAGCAAGGTGGTCTACTTACCCGAGCTTGGAGGCGGGGGTGGTGGAGCCTTTGGCAGCTTCTTTCCGCAGTTGCAACCCATGAAGACCTCCAGATGCGAAGACTAGTCTCGGCCGTGAGTGTAGAACGAAGTTAGGACGCGTCCCTATTCTGGGTCGAGCCTCGCTCGCCACACTCCAACCCCGGCGGAGATCGCGAACGGCACCGCGAGCACGGTCGTCCAGTGATCCTCGATCTGCCAGAGGCCCCAGACGGCGACCACGACCCAGAAGCCGAGGCAGTAGACGCAGTTGATGAAGGCCGCCACATTTTCCCGATAGTCATGCGGGATCGGATCGTCCTCGCTCCAGTCTCGGGGCAGCCTGACAAGCCACCGCCGGGGCCGGTCGAGGATCTCGTCCTCGGCCAGCAGGCGCCAAATCCGGAACGAAGCGCCGAGCAGAAGAATCGTGACCCAGACGGAGGGAACGTCCACCCGCCGCAGCCTACTCCATGATCTAAGGATCTTGGATCATGGAGTTTTGATTCGGGTGCAACACCGGCCGCCGCGAGAGGAGCCCCTTCAGCGCCTTCTCGATCTTCTACCGCCAGCGGTAGAAGTCATCGCTGACGAGGGGGAGACGTCCAATCCGCTCCGTGGCTACAAGCTCTGCCTGAGCAACCTTCCAGAGGAGGGCCACGTCGCCGTGGTTCAGGACGACACGATCGTCTGCCGCAACTTCGCGCCGGCGCTCGAGCTGATCGCCGGCGCGAACCCGGACACCATCGTCGCGCTCTTCTTCAGCAAGGTGCCGAAGCGCACCTACAACCTGGCATCGCTGCGCTGGGGCAAGTCGCGCTACGTCGACGTGCACCCGGCCGACCTGATCCATGTCGTCGGCGTTCTCTGGCCGGTGGATCGAGGGCGGGCCTTCGTGCGCTGGTGCGATGAGAACCCGAAGTCGGTGCGCGGCAGGGAAATCCAGTCCGACGACGCGAACGTCACGCGCTGGCGACAACTGACCAAGCAGCACGTCCGCGCGACCATTCCCTGCATCGTCGAGCACCCCGACGACGTGCCCTCGAAAGTCAATTCGCACCGGCCTCGGGCGGGCGCGGACAGCGGCCGGGTAGCGGCGTACTGGATCGGCGAGGCAGATCCGCTCGAGCTGGATTGGAGCCGGTAAACAACGGCACGTCCGCGAAATCTGCTTATCTACAGCCAGTCGGGAACCGCGGGGCGGTAGCTGGCGAGCCGGGTCCAGGGGACACCGGGTGCAAGGACAAGTTTGTCTACGCAGACGGGAGTCTCCATGAACGATTCACTGTTCCCTGAGCTGCCAGAGGTCCTGGCAGAGCTCAGTGACGAGGAGCTTGACGGTCTGCTCGCCGAGCACGACGTAGCCATCAAGAAGATCGAGGCCGAGGACGCCGACTATGTTGGCGGCCTCTCTGGTGCCGAGGTCATCGAGGCGCTCGAGCTTGGCGTCGAGCAGATCAAGAAGATCAAGAACGAGAAGGAACACCGCGCGGAGCAGGCCGAGGCCTACAGGGCTCGGAAGAACGAGCTCGTCTCCAGCGTCCGCGAGGAGGAACTGTCGGAGGAGGGCGAAGAGCCCGCCGCCGAAGGCGAAGAGCTCTCCGAGGGAGAGGGAGAGTCAGAAGGCGAAGGTGAAGGTGAAGGAGACGAAGGTGACGGCGAGGGCGAGGGCGAGGAAGCCTCTGCCGAGGCCGGAGAAGAGCTGGCCGAGGAAGAGGAGAAGGAGTCCGTGACCGCCGACGCAACACCTCCGCAGCCGTCCTACCGCCGACCGCCGGCGCCGCCGGCCTCGAGCGAGCGGACGCCGCAGAGCAAGCCGAGCCACACGACGTTGATTGCCGCCGCCGGCGCCCCTGGCGTCACCGCGGGCGTCGAGCTCGACCGGATCGCCCTTGCGAACGCGATGGTCGACTTCGTCAAGCGACAGGCACGGCCGTCGAAGCACGCCAACGGGACAGAGGAGCGAACGCTCATCGCCTCGGCGAACTTCGACTTCCCGCCCGAGCGCGTCCTTCGACCGAACGACATCGAGGGCAACAACGCGAAGATCCGCGGAATCGGGAACCCGTTCCTCGGTGTGGAAGGGCTCCAGGCGCTGACGGCGTCCGGTGGCCTCTGCGCACCGTTGACGCCGTTCTACGACATCCCCGACTTCGCAGTCACCGACCGGCCCGTGCGCGACGCTCTGCCGTCGTTCCAGGCCGAGCGGGGTGGCGTCTCTGTTCCCTCCGTGTCGACGATCGGTGACATCACGACCGGCGTCGGTGTGATGGAAGAGGCAGACGACGCTCTTGGCGGAACGTTCGCCACGAAGTCCTGCCAGGACCTCACCTGCCCGACGTGGACGGACGTGGCGGTCGGTGCGATTTACCACTGCCGCGAGTACGGCAACTTCAACGCACGGGCGTGGCCTGAGGGCATCGCCCACGAGAACAACCTCACGATGGCCGCTCTCTCGCGGACGGCCGACGCGAGGCTTCTCGACCGGATCAAGGCGCTGTCGATCAACGTCACCTCGGCGGCCGTGTACTCGTCCACCTGGGACCTGATCTACGACATCACCAGGGCGGCGGCGGGAATCCGCTTCCGGCTCCGGCTCGGCGAGACTGTCCGCCTGCGGGCGCTCATGCCGGCCTGGATTCCGGAGATGTTGATCGCCGACATCGCTGGCAACCAGTTCGATCGGTTCAAGTCTCGCGACGAAGTGATCGCCATCCTTCGCCGTGCTGGAATCGAGCCCGCCTTCTACCTGGATACGCCCTCCACGGGCACGACCCAGGGGTTCGCGGACGAAGCGGCCGGAGCTCTGGACGACTTCCCGGACGATGTTCAGTGGGCCCTGTACGTCGAAGGCGCCTTCCTGCATCTGGACTCGGGAGTCCTGGAGCTGGGAGTTGTGAGGGACTCGACGCTCAACTCGACGAACGACTACCAAGTCTTCGGAGAGGTGTTCGAGAACGTCGCCAGAATCGGCCCCGATCAGGGCGCTCTCTGGGTCACCTCGACGGTCTGCCCGTCGGGTGAGTTCCCCGCACTGACCACGGCACTGGCCTGCACGTAAGGGCACTGATGAGCGACGGGAAAGGGGCTGAGTAGATGTCGAGCATCACCTTCGGACCTCCGGTCATGCTCGACGGGCCCCTCCCCGTCGCTCCACCGAGGTCCCTGCTCACAGTCCCTGGGGTCCTTCAGGACCCTGGGGACGCCAGGTGGATGAACGGCGCGGCCGTCTGGGGCTACCCGGAAGGGACGCCTGAGACGATCGACCCGTGCGCCACCGGCACGTTCGGGGTGAAGTCGGAAGCGTCGACGTTCTCGACGCCCGACTTCGCCGCGTTCACCGTCTACCTGCCGATTACCTGCTCTTCGTTCACGGTGGCGAGCGACCCCGCGGGGTTCGCTCGTCGCGCGGAGGTGGCGCTCGATGCGATCACCTCATGGGCGCTCGAGCAGGCCTTGTCGCAGGGTATTCCGATGTCACTCAACCCCTTCCTCGCCGACGCCAACGTGACTGTGCTGGCGTCCGGTGCTGCGGTGCCCCCGGCGGTGGGTCTTTCCTACCTCGAGGATGCGATCGGCGCCACGGCGAGACAGGGGATGCTCCATGCCACACCAGGCGTCGCGTCCCAGTGGTTCGACGACTGGCGCGACATGGTGATGGGCGAGGCCGCGAGCCTTGTCACCGCGTGCGGAACTCCCGTCGCGGTCGGCGGGGGTTACGCCGGGGCAACGCCCGATTCAGAGACACCGGCGGCGGCCGGAGAGGCGTGGGTCTACGCCACCGGCCCGGTTCACGCGTACATCGAAAGGGAGCTGACGCTGGACATCAAGGACGTGCTCGACCGCAGTGACAACGACGTGACCTTCAGGGCAGAACGGTACGCCCTAGTCGAGTGGGACACCGCCCTCCAAGCGGCGGTTCTGATCGACTGGCAGCCGTGATGATCTCCTACGGCCACAGGCTCGAAGAGCCAGAGAAGGAGGGTTAGCCAATGCCAGCACCATGCGGAGTACCTCTGGGCCTGTGCGCCATGAGGATCACCCGCTTGATCGCCACGACGGGCTGCGTCGCGGCGACACCGGACAACAGCTTCGTCACCGACGAGCTGATCTCGCTGCAGCTGACTCCGGTCGTCGAGGCCGGCGCGGACACAACGCTCACGGGCGGCTGTGACTGCGTCATCGCCTCGTACCGCGGCACGGACAAGCTCAAGCGGTTCGAGTTCACCATCACCGACCCCAAGCTCTCGCCGGCGCTCTACGAGATGATGATCGGCGGCGGGGTCATTCTGGACGGCACCGACCCGGTCGGCACAACCTGGCCGGCCGAGTTGGAGTGCGGTGAGTTGCAGGCCGCGGTCGCGCTCGAGTTCTGGGTCAAGCACTGGAACGGAAGCTCCCAGGACGCGACGTATCCGTGGATTCACCACGTCTACCCGCAGACGTACTGGCAGATCGGTCAGCAGCAGTTCGAGAACGACTTCGCGCAGCCGACGCTGACCGGCTTCAGCCGGACGAACACCTGCTGGGGCGATGGTCCCTACGGCGACGGTGTCGAGGACGAGTACGGAGCTCCGATCTCAGTGGAGAACGGGGCCTTCTGGTACACGACCACCGATCCGCCTGCCGACACTGAGTGCGACTACGCGGACGTCACGCCAGCGTCCCACTAGTTCTCCAGTCCAAGCGGCATACGACGGGGGCCACGGCCCCCGTCGTTGTCGTTGCGGGTATATATGGTTCGCCCAATGAAGGGGGTGGACATGGAACTCGCAGGAACGGTGGGCGTGCTCTTCTCCTCGGAGGTCGCCCGCTACTCGTCCTTCACGGTTGACCTCATGCGGCTCGAGGTGCCCGAAGGGACTGTCGTCGACTTCGCCTTCGGCGAGGACGGGGCCTCGATGCGCAACGACCTGATCGAGCGAGCTATCGCCAGGGACTCTCGCTGGGTCTGGTTCATCAGCGAGCGGCACAGCTTCTCGCAGGAGATCCTCCAGACGATGCTGTCGCGTGACCAGCCGATCGTCGCTCCGGTGGTGCTCGGGATGAAGCCGCCGTTCTACCCGCTCGCCTACAAGGACTACGAGCGAGACGCCTCGAGGAAGCCGGTGGGGCTCACCGAGGTGATCGGGCCGGGCTCCCTGGTCGAGATCGACTCGGCGGAGGCATCGGGCCTGCTGATCCGCCGCGAGGTGCTGGACGACCTGGAGGGCTACCGCTTCAACGGCGACGACGACGCGCCCGCCTTCTGCGACGCCGCCCGCAGGCGCGACTGGCAGGTCTTCCTCGACACCTCGGTGCGACTCGGGAACCGCTGTGCGGCCATCGTCTACCCACAACTGCGGGCGGGCCAGTGGCACGCTGTGGCGGTCGTCGAGCAGTCAATCGAGCTGACCACGCCGCTGAAGCACATCTGAGTTCGCGGACGTGTCCTCCCCCCTATCTATGATCGCCGTGATGCGCATCGACAGGAAAGGGAGGTAAGGAATGTCAGCCAAGACCTACGCGGTCATGAACGGCGCCGCCCCCGGCGCCGCTGCAGCGATCCCGATCACAACGGGCACTGCGATCAAGACCCAGCTGCAGCTCGCCACCAACGCGACGGCGACGGCGATCCGCGTCGTCGAGTGGTGGACTGAGTTCGACGGTTCCACGGCCGCGACGCCGATCACGGTCGAGCTCATGCGGCACACGACCGGCCCGCAGACGACTCTGACCGCCTACGTGACGGCGGACATCGCGCGGGTGAACGACCCCAACGCGCCGATCTCGACGCTCCAGCTCGGCGTGGCGCTCTCTGGGTTCTCGAACACGACGACGGAGGTCACGCCCACGGGCACCCCCGTCTCGCTCGAGACGCACTTCGTCCCGCCGACTTCGGGCATCTACGTCCAGTTCCCGCTCGGACGCGAGCCCGAGGTACAGGTCGGCGCGTTCCTGCGCGTGCGGACGACGGCTGGTGCAGCCGTGAACGCCTACTGCGGAGTCATGTGGGAGGAGTAGGCACGAAGCCGCTCTAAGCGGCGAAGATTCCGGCTGACATCCTGCAACGGCCCCGCTCCGGCGGGGCCGTTGTCGTTCCCCCGGTATATACTCGCGCGGATGCAGGGTCCCGAGAAGAAGATCGAGATCGCCAGCGAGATCCCGAAAGGCGTCTCCATACGGCAAGGCGAGGGCATCCGCATACGCACCCCTTCTCAGGGCCCGACCGCGATGGAGGCCAGCTTCACCTGCGACAGCTGTCAGGGGACGACGATCGTCAAGATCCCCTGGGACGCGACGGCGGCCGATCGCTCGAAGAAGATGAAGACCGCACTGGACGAGCACCGCCGCCTCTGCCCGGTCGGGCTTCCTGAGGAGATGCGCACCTACCGCATCTACTACCCGAGGTAGCGATGACCGACCGGATGCGCACCATCGGCAACGACGAGCTCGGTGCCACCTCTTTCGCGGGCGTCCGCATGGCGCAGTACTGGTGCGACCTCTACCTCTGGGAGGTCGTCTTCAACTCGCATCCCGACGCGGTGCTCGTGGTTGAGCTGGGCTCCTTCTCGGGAGGGCTGTCTGCCTACCTCGAGAGCCAGTGTCGATACCGCGGGATGGAGTTCCGCTGCTACGACGTCATTGAGCCCGAGCTTCCAATCGAGGGCTTCGAGCAGAAGGACATCTTTCGCTTCAAGGACGAGATCATCGGGCTGATGGCCGACGCCGGCGGCCCGGTGATCCTCTTCTGCGACAACGGCAACAAGCCGCGCGAGCTGCGCGACTTCACGCAGCAGCTCCCGGAGGGAAGCGTCGTGCTGGTGCACGACTGGGGCACCGAGGCGATGCCCTCCGATGTGCCAGAGTGGCTCTACGAGGTGTACGGCGACCTCTGTGACGAGATCGGCTCCATCACCAGGTGCTTCCAGTCTCCTGGCCCTATGGCCAGGGAGGAGGGGCTGGCTGCGGCCCAGCCCCTCGTGGAGGATGACCCGCAGCCCAGCCCAGCACAAGCAGGGACGGGTCATCCTCCAGCTAACCCGT